AACGTTTCATAGACATAATAAATTCACCATCACCTCTAAAATCAGCTATACCAGTAGATTGACCTGTGATACCTCTTCTTGCTGCAATATCAAAATCACCTGATTGTATAAAGGCATTAATAGAAGTAACACCAGATGAATTGACTTGATCGGTTCCTGTTTCATGTTGGTAATATATAGATGCTCCATATAAATTTGTAATACCTTGAATATTAAAATTAGGTGTAGCTGTTGAATTATATTGTGTTGCATAAGGTACATCAAATACACCAGTGTCTGCATACGATGATCTAGCTAATGATCCAGTTGTCCAACAATTTTCTCCATAGTTATAAGTAACGCATCTGTCAATTTGTGTGCTTCCAGATTTTGGATAAAACCAAGTAACTTCGTTATATAAAGTATTGTGTTCCCCATATATAATTTCATTAGCATTGTAATTAATTCCTAAATTATTTCCTGTTGTTGTAAATACAAAATCTTCTACTAAACAAGGTAATGCTTTCACAGTACCATCAAATGCAAAAAATCCACCTTCACCTGACATCCAGAATATCATACCATTAGAATAACTAACTGCATTTTGTCCAATACATCCACAGTTAGTTCCAACCTGTCTAACACTAAATGTAAATGGTGGACCAACGAATTGAATTACATACGCTGCGCTATCTGTTAATACAAATACATAATCTTTACCTTGTAAAGCAGCTACAATTTTATTTCCTGTATCTAATCTAAATGTACCTGCAGTATTTGTTGCTGTTGGTTGGTAAGTTGAATAGTCTTCTTGGTTTGAGAATCTTATAAACATTGGATCTTGAGTTAAAGAATTTCCAATAGTTGTTTCAGTTCCAAAGTGAAATAAGTGTCTATCTCTATCGGATACTAAAGTTAATCTTGTTTTAGTAGGAGCACCTGACATGAGAGTCGCTCTATTTGATCTTGCATTAGTTGCTCCTGCATTCCAAGTAAATGTTCTGCCATTTTTAATTGTTGCAATTAATATTTGACCAAAGTTATCAAGACTCCAGATGCCTGGATCCAGAATCACGTCACTAATTGTACGCTCAGTGCCCCAGGTAGAGTTTCCCCATAAGTATGTACCCCATCCATAACCTGCAGTTTGAAATGTTGGACCAACAACTACATAAGGATCTATTTGTGCTGAACCTGTTCCTGAAGTTGTAGCTGCAGAATTAGATGGCATTGTAATGTCAAAAGCATTTGCAGTTACGTTACTTATCTCAAATGTGTTTTCTGTAAAATCTGTTGTTGCATAACCTGATCCTGTTGGAACAGTAACGGATGAAAATGTTACATATCTTCCAGAAGATAAACTATGAGAAGTTTTATTTACAGTGACTGTTGGAGAACCGATTGTTGCATCAAAGTTAGCTCCAGTAATTCCTGTATCTAAAGGTGTAATGTCATAAAACTTATCACCATAATATAAAAACAAACCTTGTGATGTACCAATTGCTGCATACTTTTCACCTGCTAAAGATGTCCATGTATGTTGAGCTCTTGCTGCACCGGGAAGAGTTTCATTATCAATAGTTAGTTGTTCCCAACCACCTATTTTCTCTGGAAGTCCATATCTAAATCGAACAAAATCACCATCAGTCCACTGAGACTCAGCTCCTGATTGTGTTATCTGTTTATTAAAACCTGGTTTAAATTGTAGTTTTTGAAGCATAGCACCTCATTATATATGCTTTTTATTATTTTGGTAGTATTATATTCCACTCTAACTTAGATAGCAAACTTTGTAAATTCATATCTTTTAGTTTATTTTCTTTTATATATTTATGTAATTCTTCAATATCTAGAATAACCCACTTGTCTTGAAGTTCAAAAACCATCTTGTCTGCCTCGGTATTTAAATGACCTGTTTTATATGCCTTGTTCTCTGATATTTTTTTTACACCTCTTACGTCAAATTTATGAAATGAATTTTTATCTTTTAATATACCTGCTATATTCCAAGAACTTTTTTTCTCAGGATATTCTATTGAATTTAAATGTTTTTTAAACCTTTCTAAAATATTCATACGGTATTGAATATATATTATTTTCATGATAATAGAAGATCAAAAGAATAAAGAAATATGGACTTAAAATATCAGTGTATAATGTTTGAATCTGTTTTAACACCTAGATTCTGTGAAAACGTAATTGCATATGCACAAAGTCAAAAAGACCATTTAGGTCTTACAGGTGGGTATGGAGAAAAAAGAACTTTAACAGATGAAAATGTAAAAGATTTAAAAAAAACAAGAAACTCTAATATTGTTTGGATGAATGATGCATGGATATATAAAGAAATACATCCATATGTTGATGAAGCTAATGAAAAAGCATTATGGAATTTTCAATGGGACTGGTCTGAACCATGTCAGTTTACAAAATATAATATAAACCAACATTACACTTGGCATGTAGATATGTTTCAACACGGTACTGCAATTAAACATTCTAATCCTAATTTAAATGGTAAAAGCAGAAAAATATCGGTTACATGTTCTCTTTCTGACCCCGATGATTATACAGGAGGTGAACTAGAAATTAATACTAATCATCCATTGAAAAAAAAGAAAAATAATATAATAACTTTTAATAAAGTTAAAAAAGGAAGTATTATTGTTTTCCCCAGTTTTGTCTGGCATCGTGTAAAACCAGTTACTAGTGGAACTAGATACTCCTTAGTAGTATGGAATAACGGGAGGCCATTTAAATGAACGAAAATATAAATTTTGAAACATTTTTTCAAACACCAGTTTATGTAACTCAATTACCAGAATTAGTAAATAAACTAAACAAAGCTTCAGATCCACATATTGAAAAAGCAAAAGAAAGAAATAAAAATGTAACTAAAGAAAGAGATAAATTTTATGGTAAAAAATTAAACGATTTTGGAATGTCACATCATTCAACTGCATTAATAAATCTTCCAGAATTTTCAGACATTCAAGGATATGTTGAAAGAAGATCTTTAGAGATAATGGATCACATGGGTTATGATATGACTCATTATATAATGACTTGGACAGAAATGTGGGTGCAGGAATTTGCTAAAAAAGGCGCAGGATATCATAATGCTCACATACATTATGACAATCACATTAGTGGTTTTTATTTTTTAAAATGTTCAGAAAAAACATCTCATCCAATTTTAAGAGATCCTAGATTAGCTAAAACAATGTCAATGCTACCATTAAAAAATTCTTCTGAAATTACAATGGGTCAAGGAAATATTCATTTCACACCAAAACCTGGGACATTAATATTATTTCCAGCTTATGTTGAACATGAATTTACAGTTGATTTAGGTATTGATCCTTTTAGATTTATACATTTTAATCTTCAAGCAGTTAGAAAAAGAAATGAAGACTTTTAAAAAACAAAAATATTTAGTTATTAGAAAAGCAATTTCAAAAGAGCTTTGTTTGTTTTTATACAATTATCTCTTAATAAAAAGACAAGTTACAAAAACAATGTTTGATTATACTTACATTCCAAAAATAGAAACAGATTTTGGTACATGGAAGGACCCACAAGTACCAAATAATTTTTCTTGTTACTCAGATATTGCTATGGAAACTTTAATGTTAAAAGTACAACCCATTATGGAAAAACATACAAAATTAAAATTATATCCAAATTACACTTATATGAGAATTTATGAAAAAGGAGCTGAATTAAAAAGACATAAAGATAGATTTAGCTGTGAAATATCAACTACTTTAAATTTAGGTGGAGACAACTGGCCAATTTATTTAGAACCAAATAACAATGTAGGTATTCCAAATGATAGAGACATAACCGCAACAAGTAATAATAAAGGAATAAAAGTAGATTTAAAACCTGGAGATATGTTAATTTATAAAGGACAAGAATTAGAACATTGGAGAGAACCTTTTAAAGGTAATGAATGTGCTCAAGTGTTTTTACATTACAATGATGTAAAAAGTAAAAATGCTAAAGAAAATATATTTGATACAAGAAAACATATAGGATTACCTGCTTGGTTTAAAGGCAGATGAGAATTTTAGCATTTAATCTTGCAGGAGAGGCTTTAGTTCAAACTAAAAATGATGCTTTATCAACATTGAAAAATAGTAATTTAGATGCTATATATTTTGTAGAAGATAAAAAGGTTATAACTAAACATGATTAAAAAAACAATATTAACAGAAGTTCCTTTATTTACAGGTGAAGTAAAAATGCCTAAAGGATATCATATTGAAAAAGATGAAATGGTAAAACATGCAACTATTTCTCATTATTATGAAGATGTAGGAGATAAATTTTTTAAAACCAGAGATAGATTACAATCTTTTATTATAGAATATATGTTAGTAGATCATAAGATAAATATTGCTAGAGGAAATGGTCATACTCCCCATGCTAGATATTATGAAAGAAATGAGATATCAAAACCAATATTAGAAGTAGATAATTATAATTTAAAAGAATCCCCAGATTGGGTTTTTTTATATGGAATTGAAATAGATCCAGGTAGTTGTATTATAACTATAAAATATGATGACAATAAAATGAAAGACAGAACTTGGACAGTTAATTTAGAAACAAATAAATTTATAATGTTTCCAGCAACACTATTATATCATATTGAAAATAAAAATAATTCTTATTTAAATTATATACAAACTTTTACGTTTATAAATTTATAGAGTTATATCAGTAAGATCCCAAGCTCTAGTTTCTTCATTCCAGATATACATCCATTTAAAGAAACCATCAATGTTTTCAGCTTCTTTTTCTGGTGGAAGATTAGGTGCATCTCCTATTGGAGATTGCCATTTTCCTTCCGTAGTATTTAAAACCCAACTTGGAAAAGGTTTATTAGTATCATGAAACAAATCATTTTCTCTATCATAGGTCATACCTATCGCTGCAAAGTTAACTCTTAAAGGAGTTCCACCTGATAGATGTGTTCCATAATAAGTATTTCTAGAAGTTTGAATCCATTTATCTGCAGGCCAGTTATTATGTTTTTCTAAATAAGCTTGACCTACTGCTTCTGATTCAACACCATTTGAATCAAGACAATCTTTATCATTTACAGTAACAACATTTAAAACTATACCGTTATCATCTATTTTTGCAAAGTTAGCCATATTATTTATATTTATACCTTATCATTACAATTCCAGAACCCCCAGCTCCTCCAGCAAAAGTTCCTCCTCCAAGATTGGCTCCTCCATTATATATCCAACCTTCAGGGTTTTCAGCAAAAGGTTCACTTTCTCCAGTTGGTGTGTAGCCAGGTTGACCTCCGCCACCTCCAGCTCCTCCTTCTCCTTGCCATGGTACGGGTCTAGGACTTGGTGCTTGAGTTTTACCTCCAGCGCCACCAGCAAAATATCTTACTCCTGGTGTTGGTCCAGGTGTTCCTTGTGCAGGATTCATTGCTGTTCCAGCTCCATCTCCTCCATTTCCAGGATCGTATGTACTAGAAGCACCGCTTCCTGATTGAGTGGCTCCTCCGCCACCGCCTCCGGCTCCTCCCCAGTCTCCTGGAGCATTTGTTCCTGATCCGCCAGGATTTCCTTGTGGAGGTGATGTTGGTGGATTATTACCAGATCCACTTGGAGTCTGATAAGCTCCCCCCATTCCTCCGCCTCCGCCTCCGGATCCACCAGATCCTCCTGGGCTAGCAGCATTATTAGCTCCAGATTGACCACCGCTACCGCCTCCGGTTGCAGAAATTCCAAATCCAGATGAAGTTCCACCTTGTGTAGTACAGTTATTACCACCAGGTGTGCTTGCACCTCCAGCTCCAACGGTAATTGGATAAGATGTACAACCACTTATTGGTATAGAAGTAGGTGTTGCTAAAGGACTAGCTGTATAGCATCCTGATATAGTGGCGCAATGAGATTCTCTAAAACCTCCGCCGCCTCCGCCGCCTCCTCCATGAGGAGAATTTGGTCCTCCGCCACCGCCAGCTACGATAACGTAATCAATTTTTTGTGTAGGAGCAGGTACACATGCATTAATACATTGTACTTCAAA